TCACTGGTTGTCTTTTGTCAACCACTTTTTTTATTGGGGAAAGAAACATAGAGGAAATCTGTTGTAATTTTTTTGCTTTTAAGAAATCAACAAAATTTCAGTTATAGAAATGGAAAATAAAAAAACGAAATCCTATTTTCGATTTTCTTAAAAAAGATAGTTTGTGCGTAAAAGATCAAAAATCTATGTCAGGCATGTCAGGGCTATGACAGGGCTATGACAAGGCCCTGTCATAGAAAAATGAGGCTAAATATAAGGTTTTTTAGTCTTTATGTCACTATGTCAAGGTTTTGCCCAAGTTGCTGGGGTTTTTATAAATACTGTCATGAACCATACTATTATTTGTATTTTTATTTTTTGAAAAGTCTATTTCCCCTGTCACAGTGACATAAGCCCCTTTTTAGCCTCATTTTTCTATGACAAGGCCCTGTCATAGCCCTGTCATAGCCCTGTCATAGAGATTTTTTAGAAAAGTCATTGACAAAAAATTGCTTTTTATTTTATGATCTTTTTAGAAGGATATTGGTTGTTAGTAGTAAACTTAATTATGGGGAGTATTCTATCCTTCTACTCCCCACCCCCGATAGGAGTAAGGGTCTTAAAATATAAAAAAAGGAAGGATAAAAAAATACATGTTTGAAGAGTTCTACCCCATTTATATTAAATCAGGATTTAAGGCATTAAAATGTAGGGGATATAATAGTGCTTGTACAATGTCATCAAAAGATGCAAGGACAAACGCTAAAATACCGCATACAAAGGGTTTTCAGAAAAGTTCATATCAAACACTATCTCTCGATGAATGTATGGACTGGCAGCAAAAAAAAGGGTGGATTGGTTGGGTTGTGCCAAAAACATTAATCGCTTTAGATGTTGATAAAGATATTACACATATTGATCAGATTGATCTTTTCATAAAAGAAAAGGGATTGTCTGTTCCTATTCATCATACTAGGAATGGAAAGCATTATTTTTTTAAAGTCCAGGATGAGTTAACTGCAAATACTACCGCTCTTTTAAAAATTGGTTTTTCTGTTACATATCGTGTAGGTGGGAAATCCCAAGTTATTTTATGTCCTATGGAAACTGATCGATATTGGGATAATATTGAAAGTTTAGATAATCCATCACTTTTACCGACTTGTCTTACCCCTCTTAATTTAAAGAAAAAAGAAGATGTTCTAGAGGCTATAAACAATCAACTTTTTTATTATTATAAAAAAGGTATATTATCTGGCGTTTTCCTTGATTTTTCATATACAGGTTTTTTAGTCGATGATTGTGGACTGAAAAAAGAACAGTATATGTCTTTATTTTTTAGACTTTTTAAAGATGAGTTTGATAAAAAACAAACTGAAACAATGTATGATCGTGCAAAAAGTGTAAAAGAGAAACAAAGTACTGGAACTTTAATTAAAACTTTACAAGAAAAGAACTTGAAACATATTTTATTTCTTATAAGTAGTATTTCAAGCTTTAAAAAAACACCAAAAAGCCCGGAGCGTATTTCTCATGATATAAATGAAATTGTCGATTATTTTAACAAGGAGCATGCGATTGTTGATTTTTCAGGTAAGATAACAATTATGAAAGAGGTATACAATAATGAACTTAACCAAAATCAAAGAATTTTTTATGACTACCCGAACTTCAAAAGAAAATACCAAGCATTGCCTCCCATATTTATTAACAAAAAACCAATACCCCAAGCGGAAATATGGCTTGGGTCAGAAAATAGGAGGGAGTATGATTCAATCGACTATCTCCCTGGGCAAGACACAGAACACTTAAAAATCTTCAATGTGTGGGCTGGATTTTCAGTTAAACCTAAAGAAGGTAAATGCGATAAATATTTAGCCCACATTTATGAGGTTATTTCTAATAACAATGACAGTATTTATAATTATATATTGAATTGGATGGCGGATGCAGTTCAAAATTTAAGAGAGAGACTAGGCGTATCTATTGTATTAACAGGTAGGCAAGGTGTCGGGAAGGGGGTTTTTTCTGTTGAGTTTGGTAAAATATGGGGAGAACATTTTCTTGCTATTGGTAGATCGGATGCATTAGTTAATAATTTTAACTCTGAGTTAATGGGTAAATCTTTAGTTTATGCGGATGAAGCGTTTTGGGGAGGAGATAAACAAATATCTGGAATATTAAAAAGCATGATCACAGAGGACTCCTTGAGAATTGAATATAAAAGAAAAGAGGCAATTTATGTAAGAAATTATGTGCGTTTAATTGCAGCTAGTAACAATGATCGTGTTGTTCCTGCAGAAATGGGGGAAAGACGTTACTTTGTTATAAATGTTTCCGATGTAAGAAAACAAGACTATAATTATTTTAAAGAAATTACGAATGAAATGCAGAATGGTGGACGGGCTGCACTATTAAAACTATTACTCGAAAGAGACATTTCTAATGTAGATATTAGAGATTTCCCTAAAACAAAAGCACTTAGTAACCAAAAGATGCATAATTTGTCTAGTATCGATAATTTTTTATTCCATTTAATTGATGTTGGAGATATAAATAAATTTGTTAAATCACTTACAAATATTACTTTTAAAGATACTGATTATTTTGATACTTTTAAAATAGGTGGGGGATGGTTAGATCAGATATCAAGTCAATTATTACATAAAATTTATTTGTGGTGGTCTTCAGGAATGAAGGAAAGACATCCTTGTATTTCTATTCAAAATTTTAGTGCAAAAGTAACAGAGTCTATTGGGGCTGAATGTAAACGTATAAAATTACAGGATGGGTCATGGGTACGGGGTTATTACCTTTTACCCATTGATGAAACACTTAAACATTTTGAAATGATTTTTGGTCAAGGTTTATTTCAAAAAGATTTAGAGGAGGATGTCTTGGGACTAGATGAAACCTAAGAATTTTTTTCACTCTACCGCCTATAGAAATTGGTTACGTTGTAGAATCGCTTTTTTAAATAACCCGACAGATAATAATCTAGACTTGTTGATAACTTGGGCGATACGTGCAATGGATTTATGTGACACTGAATATAAAAGTATTGGTTTAAATAAAGATACAAATAAATACTCTTGGTTTAAAAAAGCTGACCACATATATTCACGTGATGATTTGGAAGGTGAGGTATTGATTTTTTATAAAATCAATACCTCGTTGGGAACAAGGCAGGATGTTATTTTTTAATATATAGGAATAATAAAAAAAATGCTAGAAAAAAATATTACAAATAAAATTATAAAATATCTAAATTCACTCGATCGTGTAAAAGCATGGAAAGTTCATAGTGGTTCTTATGCAACGCCAAGTAAGGCAGATATTACTGGTTCTTATAGAGGGCTCCGATTTGATATCGAAGTAAAGCGGCCAGGTAATAAACCAACAGCAGCACAATTTTATTTTTTGGAATCTATGAAAAAGACAGGGTCAATCGCTTTCTGGACTGATTCTCTAGAGAATGTAAAAATTGTGTTTGATGCTTTACATAAGAAAATTGACGAAATAGATAGTTTGTTGTTATTATTAAACTAACATGACTATATTAGACATAGAAAAATCTCAATGTTACTTTATGTTTTTTGAACTGGTGAATCGAATGAATACAGTTCTTGCCGTTTCTTTTTTTTACGAAGAACAAGAAGCAAAAGATGTATATTTGAGCTTAAACTAATGAATAATAAAAATAAAAAAGTTACTAAAAAAAATAAAAACTCACCTCTTTACGAGATAGGCAAAAATCTTAAAATGACTGCACAAGAACGGGCAGCTACTCAGTTTTCAGCGGTTGCTTTAAAGAAACTAGAAACTGTATTTGATAACCTTAGAGAAGGACATACAATAACACAGGCTTGCTTATTTAGCGATTTATCACGTGCAGCTTATTATCAGATTATGAAGGCTAGGCCGGATTTGAGAAGGGTTCAAGATTCTATTTTAGAATTAAGGTGTCAAATTGTGGAGGACTCTTTATTTAAGAACGCTGTGGATGGAAATGTGAAGGCTCAAGTCTTTTGGTTGAAAAATAGAAAAAAAGAACGATGGAAAGATCGAATAGAGTACGAAGATGAGAATTATGATACAATTAGTGAAAAAGATATGAAGAGAGATATACGGAGATTACTTAGTAATAATAAAGATATATTAGAAGACATTGAATCAGAACCAGATGAAAAAGATAAAAATACGTGGAGTTAAATTATAACTCAACTTTAGATTTATATAAAAAATTAAAACGTATTGAAAAGTTTAAGGTTCAAAATATGCTGGACTTTATGGACTGGGAAAAATATGAAAAACAGGGATTAATACGCCGTGAAGTTTTAGACCGTTTACTTTATAAGCTAGGTAAAAAAAAGATATTTGTTATATTTGGGGGTAATCGTTCTGGAAAGACGGAGACAGGCGCAGGCATAGTATGTGAGTATCTTGAATCTACACCTAATGTAGAGATAATGTGTGCCACAGTAGACTATAAACTTTCGGTAGATGTTCAACAGTCTAAAATTAATAAGTTATTAAGACAATCCAAAGTTAAATATGGGCAATTTTCCCCAGTTCGTGGATTTACTAATTCAGTGATCTTAATGAAAAATAACTCTAAATGTATTTTCAGATCGTATCAACAGGGGAGAGAGGCCGTTCAGGGTATGGATTTAGACCTAATATGGTGGGATGAAGAGGGGCCATGGGACTTTTTTCAAGAAAGTTTAGCACGGCTAACAGACCGAGATGGTGTATTTTTACTCACTTTCACGTCGTTAAGTGGATTTACTAGATTAGTTAATTTCTTGTGGGAAAGTGATAATGAACTTGTTAAAACGTTTGTTTTATCTATACTTGATAATCCATTTATACCTGAGAAGAATAAAAAAGCATACCTAGACACTATTGACCCAGATGAAATTCAGTCAAGGGTTTACGGTAAGCCACATTTAAAAGAGGGTTTAATTTATAAAGAGTTTAATGCCCTTCATAAGGTAGACTCTTTTGATCATGTATCTCTTGCATTAAAAAACCCAAAAAGATATGAACTTCATGAAGGGATTGACCCTCACGAACGAACACCACATCATTGGATTCAGTTTTTATATGATCGGAAAGAAAACAAGATATATATCTGCGATGAATTAAAAGCACCAGTAGAGAGTATGATAGTTGCAGATTTTTCAAGATTAATTAAGTTAAAACGTGGTAAACACAAAGGATCAATGATAAACCCTCTATATTGTCAGATTGATACCTCATCTATGAAGCCAGATGTAATATTTAAACACCCCGACGAAGATAGAGAGGATACGCATACTGTTCGAATGGAATTTTTAAGGAATGGTATTGAGACAATATTATGTACAAAAGATAATGCGATTGGGGTAGGTGAAGTCAAGAATAGATTAAAAATTGTAAAAACATTAGGAGGTGAGATAAAGAAAGCTCCTAGTTTACTTGTTTTCAAAAATTGTAAAGGGGTTATATGGGAGTTTTCAAGGTATTCATGGGATTCTTACACCTCAGCTAAAATATCTGAAAAAAACGATATTCTGAACCGCCCTAAGAAAAAAGACGATCATTATATGGATATTATTAAATATGAGTGCTTAAAAATGAAAAACGATATGGGTTTACACATAGAAACTTTCGATTATGTCGAGAATTATCCTGGAACTGGATATTAATACCCAAAGTACAATGAAAGCGTATAAAAATTAGTTTCATTTCATATAAAACGTTTCTCTAGTTGTGTGTTTGACTAAAAGAATGGTAATCTAGAAAAAGTGATAAACAATTTTATGGTTGACTATTGAAAACCATATAGGAGATAAAAAAATGACAGAACTAAAAAATAATAATAACGATGTAAGAGCCGTTAAGTATTTTTTAAATTTAAAACAACTCTATCAAGATCAACGCAGTCCATGGGAAGATAAATGGAGGCAAGCATTATCCGCATATCATTTAAAAGATGATTTAAACAAAGTGTATGAAGGTAGAGCAA